TATCCGAAATGTTGATATTTTTAGTAGGCATCTATCTCAGAAACAGGAGGTATCTACTGGATATGTGAAGGTATCCGTGGGATAATCAATGATATTTATCCCGCTTGGGTCACCGTAGTTAAACCCATTGAAATTGTTGGGATCGAAGTTGGGGATTGAGATGTCATTGGTTTTCCAATCGATTGGGAAGACATCAACATCAAACAATGTGGGATCAACACCAGGGGGAATGTTAATAGATCCACCATAAGGCAATACTTGGATTGGAAGACGAGTATCATCATCAGGAGTGCCTTGAATCGCAATAGGACCCACGCAAACTTGACCTTTACTGTAATCAACGCTACCAACAGAGTTATTTAACGTAACTTCAACCTCGTCTCTTTTGGTAACAAGGATCAAATTACCTTTTCCATCATCTCTGATGTTAACTGGGACCAATACTTGGTTAGCACCAGTAATTGAATTGCTAGAGACAACAGGACTGACGGAGCTTGTGCCAGTGCCTGATAAAGTCAGGTTAACAAGGTCTTCAGAGTAACCTGTTGCATAGAATGTGCCAGATTTGACCACAGAGAAGGATGGGGCACAAGTACCACTATCACCTTCATCTACACACTTACCATTTCTGCAAACTTGACCCTCTGGGCAATCAGAATCGCCATTACAGTCCTTACCATCAGTATCTGGCTTGCCAGCATAGTCGCCAGGGTTGTAAAGTGGGTTTCCAAAGTCAAGACATTGTGTAAATACGTTTCCAAATTCAAATTGGTCAAGATTTTGACCAATAGTCATCTGAGTGACACTACCAGAAATTGAAGGATCACTATTATCAAGCATTGAGTTGTATTTGGACGTATCAATGCGACCACCGAAGCGATTATTCTGACCATTCTTGTTAAATTGGTCAACATTACGCAAAACGTCACTTCCAAGTTGAGCACCACTCTTATTTGTGTTATTACCGTCGTAATAAACGTAAGATTTGGGAATAACGTAGAAAGTGGTAGGATCAATGATCACAGGATCGATCGATGCGACCGTATAACGCTTCAGATCATTCTTGATCTTCGCTTTTGTCGTCTCATTCAGTTTATTTCCTGTTTTAGGGCGAATTGCAACATAAACCTTACCGTAAATAGGTGGAGTTAACTTCTCACCGCCATATGCGGTAACAGATGCTGCCTGAGGATAGATCTCTGAGACAATATGCTCATAATCTGCCTCGGTAACCGCTCTGTTTTGGGTAGAGAAAGATTTTGGCGCTCTAAACTTGACTGATAGCGCACTTTCGCGTGCTTCTCCGTCCGCAGCAGACTCTCTAGTTACAATTTCGATATTTGCTGGTGCAATGGCGCGTCCATCACTATCTTTAATGGTGCCAACGAAGGCAAAGTCCTTACAACCGTTTGCTTCTTCACCAAAAGTGGTCACATAGGACAATCTGATGTACTCACCATCAATCAATTTACGTCCAAGGACACCATCACCGAATACCAAGCGGTATCTAAGGTCATCGGTCTCCTCAAGATAGTAAATACGCGATGTGCTGTTGAGCGTAGTTACGTTTTTCGCAAGATTGTAGGTGTCAATCTCCTGAGACTGAGCGTTGGGGGAGATATCAACGTAAACCAACTGAGTATCTACGTTTTCAGTGGGGATGATGTAGTCCTGTTTCTTTGTATAGTCAACAGTGTAGTTAAATTTGAGCAAGTTGCCCTGATATACCAACACAGGATCAAACACCGCAATGCCAGTAGCGGAATCTACGGTAGTTTGCAGGTCACGAGTCACACAGAAGGTGTAAGTGTCGTTAAAGTTGCGGGCAATAAACACATCCCCTGCCTTTAAGGTGCAGAATTCGGGGAATGTTGTGCCATTCAGCGACTGTTGTGTCTGGACACGGATAGTTACACACGCTCTAGGTGCTTTAATTGACCTAGGAGTGTAATTTAACTGCTTTGCGATGCGGACAATGTTGTCTCTGACCGTAGCAGTCTCCAGAAATGCCTCATTCAGCGCCATGTTTGCGTTGAATGCGGTATAATAGGTATTATAAGCGAGGATATCAATTAGATACGACGCGGCACTACCCTCAAAGTCGTAGTCAGTAAACTCTTTACGAGTACGAAGGTAGGATTTGATGGACTCCTTAATCTCAAAGAAGTCTAAAGATGTTAGTTGTGAAGGAATGGCAGCCATTTCAGGTCTTCTCTAAGAGGAATGTTACTTCTTGAATTACTTGCTCTCCAGTAATCTTATACTCAAGCTCAACTTGAATTTCGTTGAGATCACTGTTGTCGCGGAGTCGGACATCTGTGACTTCGATTCGTGGCTCAAGACGTTTTAGACAATCTCTGATCTCTGTCTTGATCGCATCTTTAGAGAATGGATCCCATGGCTCAAAAAGAAGACCTTTCACCCGACTTCCAATAGACGGCTGAAAAGGTCTTTCACCAAAGATAGTAAGGATTAGATTTCTTACAGATTGAGTGATTGCTCTCTCATTCTTGACAGCACCAAAATCGTCAGTAGAGGGATTCGCATTGAAGGATATTGCTAAATCCTTGAATCCTCTACTGACGTACTGGTCTGATCTAAATCTGTAAGCAGGCATTTAACCCTCTTTTTTCGTTTGTCTCTCAGGTGGATGGACATTACGATTCACCTTATGCAGGTATTTATCACTGCGAGGGTCGGTTATTAGCACCATCCCCGACTTGATGAAATCAGCACTCTGATCAGGCACAGGACTGTTAGCCACTTTACTTCCTCCACACGGTATTTTTATTTATGGGCATTCCCAATGGTTGTTAGGACGCTCCCACCAGAAGTGCAAATCTTCCTTGGAATTGTCATAATAATGAGAAACAAAATCTGATTTGAATTTGCTTCCAGTGTTTTCGCAGAGAGCAACAGTATAGTTGGGGGAATCGCCAACTATCTGATACTTATTCATTGCTTCGGTAATCCAGGTATAGTTGCCACCTCTGATGACACCTGCCTCAATCAATACGAAGTTGTCCCAATCGAGTGTCCATTCGGAAAACCTATCAATGAATGTCTCAAGATAGGACTCATGTGATTCGTCTGGGAAAGGGACATTTACTGCTTCTATGTGATAAATCTCACCATCCTTGCTCAAGGCATGACTCAGATGTTGAGTCACAACACTTGAATAGTCAGGTGAGACACAGAGGAAGCATGTCTTTCCAGGATGAATATCAGGATCCGCCATTTGGATCCGATAAATCATTTCCTGAATCAGTGCCATCTCCTTATCCTGGGAGATGAAATTGAGTTTCCTCTTCATAATTATATGTTGGGGGATGGAAGTTACAATACTCGTTGAAAGTGATCTTCATCTCTTTTTCAGTAAGATTACAATGCTTTGCTGCTTTAGGAAGATTCCATTTAGCACCCCAAAGCATCTCCATCGCTTCTCGGGTTTCGGGTCTCATCGACCCTGACCACGATAACGCTTACTCTTGCTATTACGAGACGTTGCCGAATATTTAGTATTCTTGGAGGATCCCTGTCGAGTCATTTTGGGTCTGCCAGGCATCCAACCATCTTTAACCAATCCAGTCTTTGCTTTTGCGGGCATTAGTCGCTTTCAAACTACCTCAGGATGCTAACACAGTTGGGTGTCCAAATGCAACCACCGAAGAGCATGGATATGAGAATCCTGGGAAACCGACACCAAGTGGATCTAGAATCCTTGCAATGGGGATCTTGAATGCAAACACAGTCAGTGTAGTGGGGAAGAGGACTCTAGTATGTCCAACACCACCGTTATCCTCAATAGTCAGTGTGCTGCATGGAATAGGTGTAGGAATAGGACATACGCTCTTACCGCAGGGGCAGATATAAATCACGATGTTTGTACATACTGAAATGTGTGGAGTAAACACATCACCACCAATCATGATGGGAATAAACTGCACCAGCACTGTTGCCCTGATTGGGTTAATTGCAGAAAGGGGAATTAGAGGAAAGGGTGGCCACCAGCATGTAAAATTCTTAATAAGGATGCTGTAGGGCACTGGAGGGGTGCCACACGCTTGCACAGAGTGGATAGTGGAAGGCAGGCAAAGACCATGACCTGAGCAAGGCAGACCATTCAGTGATGCAACTGGTTTTAGAAATCCGTATGCCATTATTCAAACTCTTGGTTGATTCGTGTACCTGCCTCATCTGGGCGAGCAACATCGCACTCAGTAAAGTATGGGTTACCAAAGTTTTTGATTGCATTGCTGAGTGCATTGACGCCACCAGTCAACCAATTCCTTACACGCATAGTGCCACTGTAAGATCCCATCTTAAATACTTTGTCTCCATCATCATTTGTATACATCCTTGTTGGGTCAACGGCGATGGATGCATCATTTACACTATCTAGACCACAGGCGGGTGGACCACCGCCAATAATAATAGACCATAAAGGATATGTGGATGATCCTGTGCATTGAGAGCAGAAGGGATTCACTGGTCCAGTTGGTGTTGTATGACCATCAGGTTGCGTCCCGTTAGCGGGTCCTGTGATCTCCCAGAAGCGGTTTCCTGATATAGGGTTGCCACTGGTATCCCAACCACAATAAACGTCTAGAGGAGCATCTGAGGGTGCTCCTGTGGCACGCACATACTTATCCCAACAATCATGGTTAGGCACATTAGTGCTACCAGGGTCAGGACTACAGTCCACAGTGAATGCAGTATATGTTGTATTATTTGTGCCACCGTAACTTGTGGTGGAGGAATTACCTTCCTCGTCGGTAGTTGTCTCATCATCAGTCCAACTAAACGAGTTAGTGCCAGAAGTTAGACCACCACCAGTCAAGTTATCACCCAACCAGAGTCTAAATTGCTCATATTCACTAAAACCATTACGGTTATAGTCAAAAGTATTCTCATCTAGACCCACTGGGACGAAAATAATGTCATTTGGGTCGCCAGGATCGCGATAACAACGTCCATCAACGGATCCGTTGTTGCATTTCCACGTTTTATATGCTCCACCGCTCTTTCTACGCGGTGTAACCTTGGGTTTTGTGAAAGTTTCCATGAAATCCATGAAATCAGGTCCCATAGATCCAGTAACTTTACCCTCAATCATGAGACTGACGTTAAATTCCGCCTCTTCAATCTTAGAAGCGCAGTATTTGTAGGGTAACCAACCAAAAGCACGCTCATCAGTGAGGTTTCTACCCTTCTCAATCATATCAAGAGTGGCAGATCCCCTCTCTACGGTGCTAACATATGCACATGGCATGTCAAACCAACGTCTAATGTTGTAAACCTTGGGTTGACCCATGGTCAAACAACGATTTTTGTTGAAAGGACCGTAAACATGCGACGTTTGCTCTTGATATTCCTCCAATTCCATGACGCCCTGATACACTGAGGGCATAACTTGCGACTCAAAACTGCGAATATCATCATCGATGCCGCTAATGATCTCGAAAAACTCCTTTTTAGGGATAGCATCCATCAACTGACTGCGACCATTGACCTCTAAGCAGTTGGGTGGGAGGTCAAAACACAGTTTTGTCTCATTCTCATCATCAATCTCCGCCATTCTGATGTAAGAATCGGGTGCAGCAGAGGCAATAGGGGTGCTCATGATGGTGAAACCCGTGTTTGCTACCTGATTAGGTGATGTTGCTGCACCAATTCCCGTAGTACCGAGACTCTGAAACGTCGTAGGTGCGCCTCTGAAGTCATTTCCAGTGTTAGTGTTGATCCATTTGTTGGGATCTGCGCTTTCTCCAGCGTCTCCTACAGGAATTCCGTCATTCAAATACTGGAATGAGTCGGAAATGCCCTGACCAAGTGAAGCAATGTCGCCAATATCGGGACTTTCATACTCAATATACTCAGGATCGCTGATAAACACGTCGGGTGGCTCATCAGGATCGTATCCACTACCAGGATCAATCACTCTAATTGCCTTAATTCCGCCAATTTCATCGAATGCAGCGATCTCAAGCTTTGCAACTTTGAGTTTAGAGGCGATATTATCGTATTCAAGCGGGAATGGAGTGTCACCACCCACCGCACCAAACGCTGCTTGCACATCTTTGATGGGATCATCACCCTTTAATTCCGTTTCTGTGAATCCAATCGCCTGATCAAAGTCAGAATCCTTCTTAATTAGGTCTTCCAGGTGCTCTGTAGTGTCTGTTGAAGAGAAATTCTTCATAACTTTTGGCGTAATTGCGGTAACTTTTGCGTTTTTAGAGTAACCACGTCCGCTATTGACGATCTCAACCTCTTTGATACCGCCTTTATTGTTGATAATTGCCTCAAGTTTCGCCTCATCAAGAGTACGATTGGGGATAAGTGCCTTTGGAGAGAGCTCAACTTTGTAATATGACACTCTTTTGGGGAATTCATACACACCAGCAAACGCACATTTGTCCGCAATGCCGTATCCAGCAAGAATTTCACATGTGCCACCGTCCGTAGAGGTGAAAGTTTGGAGATATGAGAAGTCATTTCCGTCTCCTTCCAGCTCCATCAGTCCACATTTGAGCTTATCGCCGTAATAAAAGACGGAAACGATATTCCAACCGTTGATTTGCTCGCCTTTATTAAAGTCTCCATCCCGTGTTGTGTATCTAAACAGGATTCTAGGACTATCTGTATCAATAATTTCAAAGGATTCGTTGACAGCATTAGTGGATTCGTCACTCAACACCAGTTTAGACTTGGTAGTCTCCCAAGAATCTTGCCTAATTTGATAGAAGTGGGAGTAATAGTGGTCGTTAGGAATACAACAGGGTCTAGGTCTCTCACTATACTCATCATTACAAGTAGTATTAGGGCAGCAGGGGATGTCATTCAGTGCATACTGAATACCAAACAGCGGTCCATTCCACGGATACGACGTATCGTAGAGATAATAATAGAATTGTGAGTCGTAAGAATCCTCAAATCCTAGGAAACGAGGCACTGCTGCCTTGATTGCACCGTTAAGTCCATACATCCACTCGAAGTTTGCTTCCGCAGATGTGATCTCAGCGTTGTCTGGGTTACCAAATCCCAACACACCAGGAGTTGCACCAGCAGGACCGTTAGGATAACCGCCAGGATATCCACCTCTGTTATAAACTCTCCAGTTAAATGGTTGATCATCTCCTGGGAATGAATACCAACTACGCTTATTAACGCATTGACCTGTAGGACCAATCTGACCAACGTCTATAACGGTCTCCTGAGGCGCTCCAGGGGCATCTGCAGGGTAGACATACCCAACGATACCAACATACTGGTATTCCCTATCCAAGGGTTTCCTACAGGGGATAGGGTTATCGACTAGATTGATCTCACCAGCAGGATTGATTGTATAGAAGTCATCAATATCTTTACCACTGCTTGCACCGTAATTACCATAACGATAATGATATAGGGGCACAGCATCAGGTCCATACTCCTGTGCGTCAGACAGGTTGGTATAGATGTAACCTAGAGTATATGAGTTATAATATTTGTTTCTGCCACACCCAGTGTTAACGCCAGGTGGGTTGCCAGTACCAGCAACTAATATGGTATTGTCAGGCCAATATGAATACCACATAACAAGTGGCACACTACCTTCTCTCTCACGATCTAGACAGAAGAAGTATGGGGTGCCCTTTCTAGGCTCAGCGTTATATCCACTGTTAATCTTCTTCCAGGATTCATTCTCACATCCCGTATCCTTCTCAGTTAACTGAGGAGTCCTTGAATACTTGTGATCGCGCTTTGCACCACGATACCACCTATACACAGGTGCGCGAGTGTATCCGCAGTTTGCTATACAAGTCTCTTCCTGATCACCGATATAGTGTATAGCATCTTTACC